TCTAATGCAATTTATATGCTATAACATTCCTATTGCAATAGAGTTGCTTCAAGGGTCTGAACTCCAGGGCGCTCCCTTCTTACACGGTCATTATACATATCTTGGGCTTCTTGAGTAAGAACACCTAATACTTCACCCCAGAATAGGAGTACAGAATCTAACTCAGGATTGAGGAGTCTCAAGTTCTCACGAGTTTGAGATACTTCAGCTTCCCAATTAGCTATAACACCTCTACCATCAGGTCTAAGTTCTTCACGTATGTTCTGGCGTTCAGCAGCCTCAGACCTGAGGAACCGCTCAATAATTGCCTGTTCATTCTCAGGTTGACGTCGTTGGACTATAGCTCTTATGTTCTTATATGGCCTTATAAATTCACGGCTGTCACCCCACCTTAGCACTTGCATATCAGCCCAGTCAGCTTGGATACGGCTAAGCAGACGAGGTCCAAATTCAGGACCCATAAGTTCAAACATCATATCTATATGAGCAAAGTAACCGTCAAAGTCCCTTTCCATAGTTCCAGTATCAGGGTTGAATTTGAGCCGTGGTTCAAGGTTATAGTATTCCCATAAGATCTCTTGTCCAGCAGACCAAGTCGGCATAGGTATGTTATGTTCCATATAGAACTGCTCACGCTCGAATCGGGTTTTTGGCACACCCTCAAACCTAGGCAAGTCACCTATACCTTTGACGCTGTCTATAGCAAAGGATAGAACATCATTTATTTCTGATATGGCATCACGAGAAGTAATTACCCCAGCACGCCAATCTAACTCTATTGCTTCAATAGGACGGTGAGACTGATATTCGGCTCCAGATATAGCATCAGTGTCTACGAACCCATTACGACGAGCCCCCTCAAATATATCCTCAATCTGGTTGTGATACTCAATAGTCTTAGACTGGATATCACCAAGGAGTGATGGCATTAGAGGTGCAGTTTGCTGTTGAAGATGGTTCATATGCTTCTCGAGGAATTCTCTCACAACAAACCTGTCCATCGGATCTAAAGCTACAACATCATTTAGTCTACGTCCTGTAGCAGCGAAAGTAGAAGATATTTCTATCTGCTGCTCGGGGCTAATTCCAGTGTAGACAAAGTAAGCTTGACGTAAAGCTTCAAGAGCTTCAATCTTCTCTCTACCTCTAACTCTGAATAGCCCAAATTGTGAGTCTAGCCCAGCCGATATAATGGCTACGTGACGAGCAGTCTTATTCCATGCAGATTGCTCAGTAGCAGTTAGGGCTATACCATCTTTACGTTTCTGCCAAATTTGAACACCATCATGTCCACCAAACTCAGTCTCGGACAGTAGGTTAGCAATTTTGAAGTCACGGAATCTATCTGGGAATATTATATTATTTAGTGCAGCAGTAAATCCTGCATCAGGGAACTTTGCCGTAATAGCACCTAAGGCAGTTTGAGCAGTTGGAGGTAATACCTCACCTAGCTGTGGTCGATGACTAGTAGATGCAGCACCAAACATAGTGATTGGTAGTTGCACGTGAATCCCAGGCCAGAACCCTAGCCTACTTATGTAGTCAAGGAATTCTGTTCCAAATCCAAATTGGTCAGCATACTCTGGGTAGTCAGCCTTATAAAGTCTCCTAAGGCCACCCATCCATACTGTGCCTCTAAGAGGGTTGATCTCTAAGTTTGTTCCTGGTATGTGAGTATAGCCACCATCACTATCTCTTGTGTATCGACCCCAAGCTTGTAAAGGTCCTGGTCGTGATAGCATGTTACGCATAATCCAAGGCCATCGTTGGGCTTCATAATTGAAGTACGGGAAGATGGATTGAGCACTAGCGTTGAGTGCTGTATCATTATTGTAGGTAGGGTAGTCAAGTGTCCTACGTTCCTTGGCGGCAAGAGCAGCCCGCTCACGGATATCAGTCCATTCTGGGTTAGGTATATCTCTCCTCATAAGAATTTTGTCCACACTATCCTGCGGGAGTTGGATTTGATTACCATCCCAAAGTATCCAGACTCTACCCTCAGCATCTCCACCTGTTCTGGATTTCAAGGTGCCACCATAGGGCCCACCGTAGTGCCTAATACTGTCAAAATCACCAGACTGTAATATCTCTTTTAGCACATTACCAACGGACTGACCAGTCGAGGGGCCACCTAAATTATACGTCCACGAACGGTCTATGAGGTGTGATAATACCCGTAAGTTTGGGTAAACATTGATATTACGGACCGACTTGACCTGGTCGGTTTCAGGATGGAAATCTTTGTAATTAGGATCTTCATATACTTTTTCAAGCTCGATCCTCATGGAGCGGATATCTTGCTCTCGTGCTGACCTAGTAGTATCATCCAGATGACTGAAGTCAAGTTTGCTAGTCCACTCATCATATCCTGCCATGAACTGGTTATGCTGAAGCCTAGACTCAGCAGATTTGACTGGGTCAAGGAAGGTCTTCTTCACATTATAGACGGGTATAAATGCTTCTTTCTTGAGACCGTCAGCAAATTCCTCACTCTCAGAAATGTAGTCAAAGTTTTCTACCCTGGTGGTAGAACCATCAGCGTTGGAGATTGGTTGACCAATACCCCGTATTTGCTCGTAGTCTACTTCGAGGACCCATTCCTCTTTATTACGTCCTCGCTCAAAGAATTCTCTGGTACCCACCAATGGAGCGCCGGCTTCAGCCATACCAACATCTAAATCTCCAACTGATCGACCTATAAATCCTATACTCTTTACATCTTCAGGCGATTCATCCATAGCCTTACGGCCTATGCGAACAAGATCGTTGTCGGTAAGAGCCTGTACAATACCAGTGTCTGCGGGAGGAAGACCAGTTACTAGACCTATAACGCCAGCAGATTCCTGACCCTTGGTGTGGAGTTCTATAAGTAATGCTCCTCCACTACTCCAGTCCTCACCTTCATAGGATGGTCCAGTCTGCATGGTACCTCGGAGATTGTAAGTCCTACCATGGTACCTTACATCCATGTCCAATTCAAATGCAGGTACTTGAACGGCAGAAGTTTCCTTGGTAAAGGATTCATTATGAAGCCTTACTGCTTCAACTTCATGCTTCATCTTAGGAGTAGCTTTGACTACTCTCTGGATACTATTACTTGTTACGTCCTGCTGTGTAATAAAGACGGGTCCAGGCGTGAGGTCAGCACCTTCATTTAGAATCTCCGCCCAGACTTCAGCATTAGCTCTCGACTGTGCCTCAATCCCACCCTCTATGGCTTCTTCACCTACGAAGAGTTGTAGGCCACCAAACTCTGAGGTCTCAGGGATAGGCTTAGTATCATACCTGGAGGTATGAAATTCGGACTTGAGACCTATAGACTTGAAGTCATCGAACACCTCATCCATATTCATTTCAGTAGATATAGCACCTTCATCCAAAGCGGAAGAGGCTTCGAAGGTAACACCTGTTTGTACCGGGTCGGCGTTGACAGCACGAACCTCTGAACTACCTATAGCATGGTCAGCTTTGTATGGATTCTGGACATTGAGGCGAGCCGTCTTTACCTGTGGTCTGGCATCAACTGTTTGGTCAAAATCAACCTCTACGTGGATAGGACCATGGGGAACATCCTGCTCAAAATGTACGTCCCTAATAGATATATTTGCCACTTCATCAGGAATATCCTCTGATTCGGGTACACTGTTCCAATCTATCCTTCTAAGATACTTTTCAAGTGTGGTTATAGAACGTTCCCCAGGAAGTACATCTGCCTGATGAGTCATAAAGGGAAGATCTACTGGAACGCTAGTGTCCTGGCGGATATCTGATTTACCAGTAACCCAGTATAGATCTTCAACCTCTGACCTGGATAACCTAATCTTTTCTGGTGCTCCCGGTGCAGTACGTGAATGCTCTATAGCGTCAGCCACCTTTGTCAAGTCGATGTTGAGGTCATCAGCTATCACCTGAGAATCAGCCGGACTCTCTGAAATTAGGTTACCTCTAGCGGTCCACTTATGAGACATGTCCCCAACGTATTTCCCAGCTACGGCCGGGTTCTCAGCTACATAGATGCCGGCGCCCATAAAATTGAAATTACTACTAGAATCTGGTAAGAACTCTTCAAAATTTCTATAGGTACCATGGTATACAATAACTGGTCTACCTTCATCTGAAAGAGCACGAGTACCTGAGACTTGAGTGCGTCGACCAGGCTTTATCAACTCCATACCAGTGGAGATTCCATCCTCATCAAAGGTGTTACGGAAGATGGCAATATTTAGACCACTAGCTTCTATATCCTTGATTACTTGAGCCTCTACTCCTTCGGGTCCAATAGCTACAGCTTGGCCATCTGCCCGTACACCAGAGCCTGGGGCAGTTTCCTGGCTATCAAGGATTCTTTCCAACCTACGCATTTCACTAGGACTACCCTGGTCGAAGATGACTTCAGGTGTATCTCTGGGGAATCCTAAGGATTCGGCAAAATCACCAGAATCCTGGATTACTTCTTCTGCCGAGCGGACTCCTTCATCAGTTCCTGGTACTGCTATATCTTGAGCGTTTATTTCTATAGCAGATATTTGACTGGGCTGAAGTGTTGTATTGTTACTACGGATTTTGAACTCTGGAGCAAAAGACCTTGATGCGTCTGGGCCAGTTACTTCACCAGAGTAGTGAATCCTTATTACATCACTGGTAGAGTATACATCTTGACCCGAGGGTTCTAGGCTAGATCCAGGAGTAAGTCCATCCCTGAGGATATTTTTGATATTACCTTCACTAGTACCATGTACAAATCCTGGTGGTATATCATCAGGACTAGTGATTGGGTTATCCCACTGTGGGTCCATATCCTTGTTGGGGATACGGGTTATCTTAGGCTCCCAATATCCATCAGTGATATCAGTACGTCTTATATTGTTAGCAACTTGCCTAATAACCCTACTATATATTTCATGGTCCTCAGGCGTTACTTTTGATTTCCAAAGAGAATCGTAGAGACTATTCCTAACCCCTTCAACGGCCTGCATTAGAGGTTCATGATAACCTGAACCAGGCTGGAATGATAGAGATGATAACAAGTCATCATAGACTTTACCAACACTACCTTGGTTGAACCCGAAGTCCTCAGCCTTAGCCTTACGTTTTTCAGCCTGCCTCTCAGCAGTAGCCATATGCTCAGCTATAAACTCTTCTTTAGTCTTTAGAGTCAGTGATTGTTTATCCAAAATATTGGATACCATGTCTGAAGAGATTGTATCTCTACCTGCATACATGAAGGCTATGTCACTAGAAGTAAGTTCCGTAGAGATAGGCTCACGGATACCTTTTTCTGGTTTGATACCACCTTCTTCAAGGAAAAGTGCGTCATCAATATCTGACATATCCGCCTTTATCCTGTAATGTTGGGCCCAGTAATCATTCCAAGCTTGCTCTACTTTGAGGTTAGCTGACTCAAGAGACTCAGTTCTCCTAATAAATACTAACTCATGTCGCCTTGCTTCCATAACCCTAGGACCATCAGCAGCTATCAGATTACGCATATCCTGCTCAACAAAGTCTAACCTGCGTAACATAAGATTAGCTCTACTTGGTGTTATACCAGGTACTCCAACCCGTAACTTAGCTACTATATCTTCTCTCAAGTCTATAATAGCTGCCTCAAGGCTATTGGACATCTTTTCTATGACATCCTTAGAGTTTGAATGTAGACCTGATCTAACTGTACTACTCTTGATCTGGTGGCCTCGGACAGCTGCAGCTTGTGATACATTACTCATCTTAGTACGGACTGTTTCCAAAATAAGATCTACTTGACCCAGCATAGCCATAGCGGACTTTACATCTGTAGGAGTGAAAGTCTTTATTTGACGGACTAGTTCATCAGTAATCTGATCTGCCCACCAAGCTTGGTAGATATGATTAGACTCGAGTAACATAGCAGCAAACTGAGGCATCATTTCATCAAGATTTCCAGAATGAAGTTTACCATTACGCACTAATTCCATAATAGAATTCTTGAAAGGTTCATCCATCCAAGGATGTTCGTTGAGTGCCTTATCAATATTATGGCTTAGTTTGAGATCCAGTAAAGCAGCTATTGGTCCTTCTATGGCTTCCACCATATCCGGCCCTCGCTGTCCCACACCTGTAATATGACCTTTGACAATATCGGTTAGATCTTTACCAACTCTTTGCTCAAGTATTTCCCAATCAACATGACCAAATCCAGCAGCTACATCGCCTGCTATAGCACCTCGTAGTTGACGATTCATCTTTGGGCCAAGGATATCTAGCTGCCTGGCGAACTCATAGTAATCATACCTAATCATATCATGGGTAGCTATCCTAGAAGATACATCATTCAGCGAAGCTAATGACATCAACCCACGTGGGAGTTCACCTACTTTAGGTGCAATCTTATCTCCAAAGATTGGGAACTTAGCGGCGAAGTGGTCAAGGTCTTCAGTTATACCAGGAAATATACCACGCCTAACATTATCAGCTATAGGTATACCAAGATGAGATTCTTCTACGGATAGTGGAGCAGCAATAGGACCTTGTCTCATAGTATGAAAAGTACTATCTAAATCAAATAAGAAGTCTGAAGAGTTAGTCAAGTCACCCTGTTGCAGCCATAGAGCATAAGCTGGTTCAGCTCTAATATGAGGTGGTGGCCGCATAGGATGACCCGCCATTATTAACCTAATCTTGGACTCAAGAACATTGAATGGTCCGTAGTTGAGGAAGTAAAGAACTGCCCTACTAAATGGGTATACTATAGCTTGATCCAACCACATAGCCCAAGTTAGTGGTGCACGTTGACCATACTTAGCTATCTCACGAGTTGTGCGAGATTGGTTGACCCCAAGATCTTCATAGTACCGCCAGGCATCAGAGTTGATATTCCTATTGAAAGTATCTCGAGTTTCCTGGAATACCCTCTTGAACATATCGTCTGGATTCTCTAGAGATCGGAATGGAGCTAGAGCATCTCGTTTGATATTTCTAGCATACCTACCTATTATTCGACCAGCTTCCCTTTCACCAGCCGTATTACCTGCTTGGAGAATTCTAGCTATCTCTGCTCTAGCTTCCAATATAGAATATCTAGTACCAGATTTATGGATTGTACTTTGTAATATTTCATTGATTTTAGTTACATTCTCAATAGTAATCTCCACTGTATTCTCGTCGAGGACAGTGAGTACCTGACCTATTTTCGTCTGGGGATCACGAGCAGGTACATACCTTATATTTGATCTACCTTCCGTGGACTTCCTTAGCATAGGAGTAAATAATCTAGATATCTCCTCTGCATCCAACCAACGGTTTACAGACTCTCTTAGCATATCGCCAAATAGAGCATAATCATCCATAGCTACATTGGACTTCTTAGCATCAACCATTGCTTGCCAAGAATACTCAGCTACAGCTCTTGTGGTGTCGCGGTCAATAGTGGGGGAGAACCACTTGACCAATGGTCCTGGAGGTAGAGACCCATCGGGTAATCCAGTAACTGATACTTTTTTGACTAGCTTACGTCCACGGTTAGCTACTGCAATAGCACGTCGTATTGCTACCTGGGATGGAGTTAGTGGTATTTTACCTATCGCTTTGAATGGAAGTATAAACGCAGCGTCTGTAACTTGGTTTACACGTCGCTCTGTGGCTAGAAGCCTACTTGATAACCAAGCTATATTAGAATCCCTAGTACGAACTAGACCAGTAGCAGGGTTTATTAGACCAGCTCTACTGCTAGATCCTATCTTTGCAATTTGTCTACCATACATTTCAAACCCGAAGAACAATAATGGATCACCAGCAGTCTCAAGAAGTATCTTAGATCCAAAACCTGCGTCCCAATCTTGGAAAGCCTGCCCATTAGCTTCCCAAAAATTATCGCCACGAGACCGAGCATGTAAGTAAGCTGATTGGAGTTCACCACGATATTTGAATTGTGAATACATCCCATAAGTAAACCCAGCCGCAGCACCTATTACACGACCATATTTCCCAAAGGCTGACCCTACTGTATAACCTTGTGTAGCGAAGGTTACAGGTGAAAGACCACTACGAACCTGAAGTGCAGCAGAAGGTTCACTAATACTATTAGCATACCATTCCATCATGGTAGCTGCTTGGTAGGCAGGCTGTAATATAGATAGTTTCATTGCCTCTTTCCAAGACAGAGCTGGTACAATAGCACTAGCTAAGTCTGCCTGGATAGCTGTAGACATGAGGCGCTGCTCTTGAAATAGCCCCACAAGTTCAGTTAGATCTTCTCGAGAAGAATTTAGGCCATCAATAGTTTCTTTATCTACACCCTGAGTACCAAGGTATCTAGTGAAGTCACTAATAGACATTCCCCTAGGTAACTCTAACTCTGGGATACCTCGAGTTTGCATCATGTCAGCAAGTTGCTTTGCTGAGTAGTTGCTGATAAATATAACTTGTGACTCAGCTGGTTTAGTTAGGTCTTCTAAAACGTCATCTATATCCTTATCACCTATATCAACTACTGAGAAGGTACGAGGCACATTGGCTGCTAGACTAGAAAATGCAGAGTCGAGTTGTTCAAGGAGTTCTGGAGATATAAGAGACCTTATGTATTCAGCGTCTTCACCTGTACCTATCAGAGTATTTATAGCATCTTCTATATCATCATACTCACCATTTACCCAGCCAGTTTGCATAGTGATAAGAGTCTGCCACATGAAGTTAGCCCGAGCAACTTTTACCCGTTGGGCATTAGTAGCCTCAACACCAGCTAGGAAAGTTTCATCCTGGGCTAAGAGATCATCATTAGTTGGTACAGACTGTACTGGGAAATCAGCAGCACCACTAGTGAATACGAAAGAGCTAAACTGCCTGTCTGCCATCGTACTACGGAAGTTGAACATATATTCTCTAAGGTTGTGGTCATCAATTGAAAGGTTCAAACTTTCGCGTTGGGCTTCCGTGTACCAAAATACTTCCATATCCTTGTACATTTCTGGTAAATTTGACTCAGCTTGGCGGACACTAGCTGTAAAGTTCTGTATGCCAGCTTCAGTTAGAGCTTCCAAGTTATCATCAGGAGCATGCCATCCTCCCCCTACTGCACGGGGAGAAATCTTTGGAATTCCTCTCCCTCTTACACCACCAGTTATAAGTGGCTCTGGGTGCAGAGGATTTGGGATCTGTCCAATAGATTGACTCCCTATTGGACCAGGTATAGTTTTAGGAATTAGCAGCTCAGAAGGAATAGAGGGTGGCTGATCTTCTTCACGACCCAACCTTAGACGCTTTGGAGCTAGCTTTTCTTCCAGAGGAGTCGGTTCAGCCATTATACAAATTCTCCAGTACTGATAGTCTGTGGGGCTACATTTGGTGAAGGAGGTGGTCCAGCTGGTCCAGTTGGTCCAGGCGGTTGGAAATCCTGTCCAGCACCTTGTTGTCTCAGCCTAGTAGCTTCTTGAGCATAGAGTTCCGAAGCACGTTCATTACCTGCTATTTTTTCTTCATTAGATCGAATTTCCAAAGCAATTATCAAATCTATACGCTGGGATGGTGGTGAGTTCAATGCCTTGTAAGCTTTGGATCGTTCTATTTCCTCTAGAGGATTATCAACTTCAGGCCATGATAATTCCATGAGAGTTTGTGGGGATAGAGTAAAATCAGGATTCATCATCTTGGAGAAGTTTGCTCTTGCTACAGCATCACCTGGGACTGACAAGTACTGAGATACTTTGAGAATAAGATTATCTGGCAAACCTATGGGTAATAAGTTTCCGAGTGGATCCTCACCCATGTTATTGACGGCCCGTAACCACATATTATCTATCTCACCTAGTAGAGTAGTGAGAGCATCACTATATGGTGTTAGCACATGCTGGGCTGCACCAGCTATTTGTGACATTTGTAGAGTAGAGATCTGCCCAGTTACATCACCAAAGATAGAGTGTGGGAAGGTGTCTCTCTGAAGCATCCCACTCATCATATGAAGTTGGGTACTTATCTCAACAGGAATGGGGATACCATCTATCATAGAGATATCAGAGTTTTCATCCATTCGGAACACACCACCACGTCGCTCAAGTTCCTCTTTGGTTACATCTACATTACCTCTAACCTTCCAACGAGCCTGAGCTGTGTCACGGAGTAGTTGTTGTAGATATGTAAGTTGGCGGTCCATGTTATGCCAGAGTTCTTCACTAACTCCTACAAAAGATTCACCCGCTGACTTAGTCCAATCTGAAGATAGAATCTCTCCTCTATCTGGTAGTCCTTTGGCAGGACCTGTAAATATCGGTATTTTGTCGAGATCTGTGAAGGCCATTGGCCGGCGCATAAATTCACCATCGGCCAGGACTGCATTGATAGCTCCGTCTCCAGTCCAGATCCAGTGGTCATACCATTGTACTGTGTCATTAGGATTATTGAACCAACCCTTCAACCGTTGCATAAGGCCAGTGTTGAGTGGGTCGAAGGACTCTACATTCCATCCATTATTCTGAGCCTTGATGAGAGATTGGTGCTTAGTTAGCCTGAAAGCATGTACTACCTCGATAGTTCCCATATCTGGGTCATACTCTGGAAAGACCTGAGCTGGGCTAATAATTTCTGCTTTGGTCTCATCAGGGTCAACCTTGACTGCATACCATCCAGTTGCAAGCATATGCTGAGACACCTCGGTAAGCCAAGCACGTCGTCCTCTAGACATATTTCGCTTGTTCTCAAGTTCCCACCATGCGTCCATTTGGACCGCTAGATCTGCAAGTGGACGGTCAAACTCGCTACTTACCGGGAACAGGGACTCCCCATGACGAAGGAAGGACCTACTAAGAATATGAGTTGCAAGGTTGAATGAAGTTCGCGGGTCATTGGCTACAACTGATTCTAAACCTGGCTTCTTGAGTTTATCCTCAAGCAACAAAATATTGTACCAGTCTTTCATCTTAGCATTACGAGCATTCCAGTTACCTGCAATAGTCTGGGCTCGTCTAGTCCACCAAGTAGAATTAGTAACTGAATCCATTGAACCAAATACTAGAGGCACTCCATCAGACGGCTGAAACGGAGTTCTACTAAACCCCGATGGAGTTTTTGATCCTAATCCTTGTTGTGTCTCAACCATCTAATCCCACCCCGCTGTGGCGCCTACGAATCCTCGGGCACCCTTGTAAACATCTCGACTAGCTATGGCGATAGCTGCACCATCATGGAGGTCGTCAGCTCCCATAGACTGAGCTATCTTATCACCTCGGGCATTACTAACCCACCTGATATTACGGAATTGACTTACTGTCCGTATATCTCGGCAGATCATATGTTCCATTAGTTCTTGGACTTGAGAGATCATAAAAGGTTTGGTCTTATTGGAGGTTATCCAACCAATTGTACGAGTGCGACGCCCGCTGGCGATCTCAACTCTGTGGTAGAGTCTAGGGTAACCCCTAACTCCGGAAAGGACCGCCATTCCATGTCCGTTTCCCTCGACCGATATTGAAGCGGTGTTGTAGAAACGGCCAATAGCTTTGGCCTGGTCTGCGGTTTCGTCAGGTTCGATAAGGCCAGAGCACCTTGCGACAAAGATAGGTCGCTCAATATCAAGTTCTGCATCGTACTCAAACCTCCAAACTGATATACAAGTTTCAGTATGCTTACCTTGGCCTGGGTCTACTCCGATTTGGTAGTCGTATTGTTCTTGTGGTTCTTCCCATATGAGAGTTTTGGTAGCAGGGAATCCTGGAAGTAAACTTTTGGACGAGGGCGCCTCAATACAATCACGAGCCATCCTATCAACCTCTTCGGGATCATAGACCATGTCTCCTGCTATTAGGAAGCAAGTTATTTCATCCTCGGGAAATTCCTGTGGGAATAGTGATATTGTATCACCACGTCTCTTTAGTGCTGCCATCTCAGCGTTCTTATAACGACGCCATCTTATTTGATCTGTGGTTGAACCATCTCTTAGAAGTTGTATCTCAATATCAGTGAGGAGATTCAGTTCTTCTTGACGGTCAGATGGGAGAGCAAGAGGAGATTCAGAGTATAAGAAATATTCTGGGTGCTGCATCCAGTGATAGAAGTGTGATTGCCAGTTAGAGTCGGGAGACTTTCCTTCATAGTAAAGATCATGGAAGTCATTATCCTCACCATTGGGAGTAGATAGAACCATCACCCGGCCCTGAGGTGGTACTCGTTGCAAGGTGGGCACCATAATCTTAGCAGTGTCCGGCCAAAAAGCATATTCATCTGCGAGGAAGTTATGTATAGCATCGCCCCTCCCGAAAGTGAAGGCTCTAGCTGATCCGATATAGAACACAGAGTGAATATCAGGGAAGGATTTTTCATGTGCTCCGCGGTGAGCCATGGGTGGTTTGAATTCCTCTGGTATGGAATCATAAAAAGCTTGAGCCTTAGTGAGTAGACGTTGGGTAATGAACTCTTCGTGAGCGACAATTACTGAAGTTGTGCCAGGGGTAAAGATAGTATCTACTAGCATATCGCAAATCAAATAACTGGAAGCACCCACTTGGGACGGCTTGAGCATTACATGCCTGCCGCCCCTCTCCGTAATGTAAGAGCTCATATCCGACTGAATAGGATTCAGCGAGAAAGGACCAGGTGTCCTGTTCTTGTCGTTGATGGTTATCCAAGATTCAATAAACTCTCTTCTATTACGGACCATATGTTCCATATAGAGTTGGATCTGAGTATTAGAAAGTCCTTCCATCTTCAAGTCAGATCGAGATTCTGTTGGAGCTGGTGGTACGAACTTAGAATCGACCACCCTTAGGGCCTCGCCTGTTTCCCACTAGTTTCCTGGTTACTGTGGCCTTGCGAGCGTTCCCCCTGCGAGCTGACTTCTGACGTATGGTTACTCTGCGGCCTCTCTTGGTCGGCATTAGTTACCTCTATTGCTTGGTGTGGGTCGAACATTGGTCCAAACGAAGGGCTGTCTTTGGCGACAGCGTTTATAGCCTGCATAATGAGAGTACGATTGCCATGTAATTCTGATTCTGTACCCTTCATGTAGGCGGTGATCGCAGTAAGTGCAGCGGGGGTGTACTGAGCCCGAATAGTACGCAAGTACCGATGGTCCTCAACTGAGAGGTTTTCAGGTTCAGATACTGCCTTCTGTAGCACAGTGCCATCATACTGCATGGTGAGCCGCCAATTACGCATGTAGTCAGCGTAGGCGAAGTCACGTCCAACTTTTTCTCTGAATTCGTTGAGTCCTTGATTATCTAACTCCTGGAACTCTTTGTCATTAGCGTACCATGAATATAGCGTGCGGTCCGATCGAGATACTAAGTCCAGCGCTTCCCGTTTATTGAATCCTGCTCCTCTGTACCCCATATAGGCAGTTTTTGCCGAGGAGTCCTGCCAGTAGGGTGAAACGGATTCTACGACAGCGGTCGCTTCTTCGGTCATTTGGGTATCTGGTTCAGGAGTCAGGGACCCTATAACCTGGGAAGCAGCTGGTGGAGCGGCCGGTGGGTAATCCACAGGTAATCCTTATAATCAGTGTATATTGGTATACATCAAGACTATCATAGGTGGTTGTGTATGTCAATATTGTCCCTCAATATATAACAGGTATGTCTGACCTAGTTGACAAAGTTGAACCATTGTGTTATACTGTATATATAATACACGATATAGGTTAGGTGAACAAATGGATCTATGGCCAGCTATAGCAAATAGGGATTACTCCTGTTTCAAGGATGATTGCCAGCGTTCTGGTATTATAGATAAAGATTTTGAGTGTGTTCAGTCCAGGATAGAACGTAAAGTGGTAGCTTGGCACCCTGAATGTTGGTTGGTAGACGCATTCCGACTGCTTAGAGAGAATCCACGTCAAGCTCCACAACCAGGTAGGCCACCATTGGACCTAAATCCCCAAGATCGTAACAAGAGAGAGAGAATTATCCGCCATAGAGCAGCTTATAAGCTCCGACGTAGCGATTATCAAGATCGCCTACGACATTATGCGGAAGGATCCGTACAACACCAACGGTATACCTTGCTAGTGCAGGTTCAAACTCTCAAAATGGATGGGTTTTGGTGGGAAATACAAAATCTTGGCGGCGCACCCCCAGCCTGGGACCGCCCAGCCACAGAAATAGTAAAGGTATAGTCGAATCTGGTGATCTGGAAACATTGCGATTACTATCCATAAACTTTTTTTTAGTATGATAGATCGCATGGGGGGTGTAGAACATATGTTCTTTGTGACGGATTTCACAATGTTCTCGACAGCCCCTTTGTGATTTTTTTCACAAGCTGGATTGTGTGAAACTTTTCACAAAGTCCTGGGGACATTGTGATCTTTTTCACAAGCACATGGGGACATTGTGATTTTATTCACACCTGCTGTGATCTTTTTCACAAGGACAGGACTTTGTGAAGGATTTCACAAGCACCATCTTTGTGAAATAATGCACAATATCCGAAAAGCAAAATTATACGAGGATCTACGAGCATCGACTAAAATCTATTATCATCTGCGGATATAGTCCAGAAAGTACGATTTGACATGTATCACGATCTCGTGTAACTTTGTATATGTCGAGATTGATATTGATATCACGATACCCGTTATTGACGGGTCCTAAATTGTGATATGCCCGCTTCGATCCTTGACATTGTGTTCTCGATCTGATAATCTGTTGTTGTTAGGAATTGAATATGTCCTTCGTCACGGTTAAGAAACGCCGTTCGATGGGCTCACGTATACCCCTACCTGGTCGCCGTGTGTTGCCAGAAGGACCGTATAATGATATGGTTGATCGTAGAATCCGCCGCCGTATTGATACACGGCTGGATACCCTACGGGAAGCCCAACGTGAACTCAAAGCACGGGTGCTCGCTGAAATGTGGGCTGAGGAAGATAATAAAATAGGCCTGAGATTACATAGGCGATAGTCCAGATTGGCCAACGGGCGACCTTGACAACCCGTACCATCCTATGATAGCCTGTTAGTACAATAGAATAGCACCGGTCCCAGACATGACCCTAAACTATCTACTATATCACGCCCGGTTGGGTGTACCATTTGACACGGCGTCGAACCTGTGATAAGATGGTGACATGATGATTCAACAACAAAGTTGAATTGACCATTGGAAATGGCAGCGTCCAGAGGTACGCAATCAAGAAGGAAAACTGAATATGGCTGACAAAGTTCAGGTACCCGAGATCACCACGTCGGTGGACGAGGAACGTGCTTCGATACTCGAGAAGATAAAGTCTGCTAATGAGGCTCTCGCTGTCTTGGATAAGACCAAGGCCGAGGAAACCGAAGCTGCTCTCAATTCCATGCGTGTGGATGTCGTTCAAGAAATTGAAATGGATCTGCTTGCTGCGCTGCCCGAGGATGTGTTCGCAAAGATCGCATTAGTTGGGGCATCCGGTATACAGATCGTTCAGGCACCCGATGCTAATGACCCAGAGGCACCCGCTGTCTCAACGGTCAGGCTGATCACCGTGGCCCCTAAAAAGGCCACATCTACTTCAAATGGTTCCGGTGGGGGCGGGTCAATCCGCAGACGCCGACTGCCAGATGGGTTCGAAGGGACTCTCGCTGAAGTAGTTGATCGTGTTGGTGTTCCTGCTGACTACGTCCAGAAGATGGCCGATGCTGAAGGTAACAACTCGAAGCTGTGGCAACTGAAGGACCAGATTGCACGGAACGCAGGCGCTGTAAACGTCTAGTTGGTTGGTGTGTGGGGTTAGCTGCCACCCCATACATCCACTACCTAGAGGGTATGCGATGTATACCTTCTAGGCTGTGACAACTGTCATAGTCTGATGTGTCCATCTGGACAGGTTCCCCAATAAGGGCCACTGAGTCCTGTTTGTTAGACCTTGGCCGGTCGAGCGATCGATTCCAGGATTCATAAGCACCACCTATAAGGGGCTTAGTACTACCCCTAAGGATGGGCATATCAGACTGTGACAACAAGGTCACGAGTAAGTAGTAAGTAGAGAGGATTGCTAATATGGATGGCAGGGACCTACTATCCCTGTTCATGGAACATGCGTCACCTATGCAGGTACATGAGGTACTACATGATAGTCCTCACCTCGCCTGTACTTGGTGTCACACGATCCTGAGCAGGTACATAGACCTTGAGTTACCTGTAGTTCATATGATCTAATGGCCTATGACCGGTTCGGTGGTGAGGCTGGGATACATTTCCCTAAAGGAATCAACCCTAACTATCGCTCACCTATTAGGACCAAGCCGCACCTTATGAAAGAGGTACGGGCTCTGTTCGATCTCATCCTTGAGACTGAGGGCATAGACCCTGGTACATATGAGATTGAGTTCACTGGCAAATCAGGTATGAACCTGAAAGGTCAGGCCCGTTTGCGGGAAGGTCTTATCAAGGTACACGATAACAACCTTGTCACTATGGTCCATGAGACTGCCCATCTCTTGGCCTACAAGTACCACAAAGATAAAGGGCACGGGTATTACTTCAAGTCCATCTTTGAGCGACTGCTCTGGGAATGGCGTGACCATATAGTGAGACCGTCAGCTAACCAGGTAATGGTTGTGGCTGATGAGTACGAGGTGATGTAGCCTATGGACAATGTAGACAAAGCGTTGAGTGACCTTGAATTAGCCGTGTACTGGCTAGTAATGAAGGACTCATCCAATGCAGAGGCAGCCATCGCTAGTGCTGTAACCTCACTAAGGGGTGAGAGGTATGAGAGGGCGACGGGCTCTCTTGACTTTGAAGTAGGGAAGGATAACTAATGGACTATAAGTCAGCCGTGAGGCTGGCCAAGTCCTTAGACTCGAGGTCTTACCTTCACCGTAGTGTGAAGCTTGACCCTATGTATGGACTGTACTATGTCCATGCAGTACTGGCCAATGGGCCAGACAGAGGCAAGTCTAAGTACTGGCATAGACATCCTACGTTGGGTGATACCATCAAACTACCTGGATAGTTCACACTTGAGGTTGGTGAGAGGGGGTGATATACATGAACTAACCGACCTGTAATTACAATGGGGTGCTCGACTTATACCCCTACATATGCCTGCATCCAGCTCATGGCTAAGTCGCCGGGTTGGATGCAAGGTAGGGTGAGGGACCTAGCCCTGAGCGGTCTGCTCCACGCTACCAAGGTACTCGCTCCCTTGCAGTACCAGTCAGTGGCCGTGATGGTCCTTCATCCTACCCTGCATAACTTGCAGGTTAGTAGTAAGTAGAAAGGAATACTATGTTAGTTGTCGCTAAGTATGGCGGCAAGACTCATGGTTCAAGACGGGTAGAAACAGAGTACCTTAGGGATAACACCATCCGTACCAAGAAGGTGATCACCTTCTGTGGTATATGGGAATATCTTGAGGCACCTTGGCTGGGTAAAACACCTAGGTACCTAGTACGGGACTATCCAGAGTCTGTCGGAATTGAGGCTCTCAAAGATCAGTTCAAGCCTAACCTCTCATGCGGTAAGTGCTTTGGATAACAACAAGGTAATGGCCGTTGGTAAGTACAAAGTGCCAGGGATACCACCATATAGATGTTACACAGGTATCATCGAGTTTGATTGGGGTACTATTGAAGGGAAGGTGGATAGCACACCTACCGGATGTGGTATGTGGTTCTATACACTCGAGGAGTGGATGGGACATACCTGTGTAATGGCCGAGTACGTCTAATGGAAACTTGGCCTAGCCATGGTGGATCTCAGCGGCGTCTTCCCACCACTGCCAATCAGTATGATAAACCTCATATAGGTTGGATGGATGGGCGGACTATCGCACCACTACCGGACTTATTCTTTGATGAGTTCGTGGCTTACAGTACAATAGAAGAACGAAACACATACCGTACGCTAGCAGATAGTATCAACCCTATACCTGTGCCCGAACGGTTAGACATAGGACAGATCACATACTCAGACGCCGACATAGAGGCGTGGCATAGTTTGTGGGATATGTTCTGTGAAGTGATACGGAAAGATAGCTAATGACAATAGAAGAATATTGGGCCTTACATACTGAACGTGAGGACCATTGGACACCTGAGACCTGTGTACAGTGCCTGCACTGTGCTGAGATAGGTGACAGACGGTTACTGGAGGGTAGGAATGTATAGGGTATACGTCCTCGATGGCGGGGATGATGTGATGTACTCGGTAATAGCCGACTCACTATCACTATGCTTCCAAGCCATAGCCTTTCAAACTGACCTGTTACCTGGTAATAAGGCTCAATCATATAGGATAGAGGCACCACCCACCCATTTGAATAGGGTCTAGGTACCTTGTCTTGATATGAAGTAGGGATTGTGAGCTGTAGGTTATACAAATGAAGCGGAGCTCACTCGGGTTGGTAGGGGATAGCCAATTCACTTGACATACAGAGGATGGGTGCGAGGTACTATGGAGGTAGGCCCTCGTACCTATCAACGGTAGGTTTAGTAAGTAGAAAGGAATACTATATGCCTGCTAGAAAACAGTCCACTAAGGACAATCAGACGGTCAATGATAGGACTATACAAGGTAATGCCTTGTTTGCCTCTGACTATCTGAAGTTGTGTAACCAGGCAATCGCTGATGGTAATATACCATTGGCTCAAGTGCGTGCAACCCAGGCTTTGGGTGCTGGCATGGACACGGTGACCTATCACCTAAGGTCCATCAAGGATGAGGGGCTAAGGATAACCATGCCCCGAGGAGGTTGGTCATAGACCTACTGATAACCGGCTCAAGGTCATGGACTACCTATGACCCACATGGGAAGGCTATCGAGCAGACACTCGTGGACCTAGTACACCCTGAACCTCACACTAACATAACCGTCCATCATGGCGGGGCTGGTGGTGCTGACCTTATGGGTAGCCTAGCTGCTACTCGACTGGGTATGAAGGTCCATGAGTGGCCTGCTAACTGGCCTGAATATGGACCACGGGCTGGGGTAATACGGAACCTGCAGATGTTGAGGTTCGGCCCATGCCCTAACCACATCATAGCCTTCTGGGATAGGTTCTCTAAGGATACCTTACACATGATAGGATTATGCCTTGAAAGGTATAGTTACTCTGTGCTAGTAGTTTATCCTTGGCAAACTAAGTTTGGTGAAACTTACTTCGAGAAGGAGGTAGTCGATAACTTGTTCCAACTTACTGTGATTGCTAACCGTCACAAGATTCACGAGCCTGAACCAACCATTGTGGTTAGCACCGACCCAAATGAAAACCCATGGAATAGAGAGGACGATGCAGATGGCGATGAAGATCAAGAGGGCTAGTGCCGTTGACCGTATCCATAATCAGTCAGGTACTGAGTGGATACTAGTAGGTGATAAGCAAGATCTCATTGACCTGGTTGAGGTAGTGAAGTCAATTAGACCATTGAATATGGAATCGAGGATGAGAATCAAGGAGATACTCGATGCCGTTGGACCACTTGCTGACCACTTTGAGATAGCCCGTAAGGACCAAGGCTAATCAGATAAGTTTGACATTTATGACCACCTGTGTTATACTTGTATGTGTAGGGGGAACATGTAAATCCAGATGTGTGTTGTTCCTTCCTACATAGCCTACCATAGAAGAGGATTGCAGATGTTATATAGGAAAAGTTGTCCCCATTGTGGGACTGGTGACGTCAAGTTAGTTACCTGTGACCAGGTTCCAGAGGAATATGGTTCAACCCTTGAGTGCATCCAGTGTGGCTGGACTAAGCACGATAAGGAGGGGTCTCCTCGACGTATAGAGGAAAGAAAAAAAGAGGGAAGGGCTCCCGTGGTACTAATGTCTCGCTACACCGTAAGCGAGGGTGAAGGGTACGAGGTACTCTGATGGTATGTGATAGCTGCCTTACTAATATAGTACCTGGTAGTAACAGTTATAACTGTGATGGGTGTAACCTATCATGGTGTAATGAGTGTCAGGACTCAGAGATCCTTACCTTCAAGGCTGGAGTAATGACTCGTAAGGACAGATACCCTGGCGGTGAGGTACCTAGTATACAACATGCCATTGATATACATGGATGGGTAGACTAGTGACTAACTTATTTAGCGAGGGTGAGGTAGACAAGGGTTGGCCCGCCAAAGACCATGACCCTGAACCCGGAGTCGGCCTGCAATCCTCCTCCAATGGGTTCCCTCACCCTCCATATTTATTTCAGGACTGTGAGGTTATAGATACCTATGTCACCTATCAAGATCAATATGAAGCGGTATCATCTGAGATGGTGGGCTAAACTATGGCACCGTATCGTCTACCCAACAAAGCCCTGATCTCTATACCAGGTGAGTATGATAATTGGATGAGTGTAAGTTCATGGGTCAGTGATAAGGGCTTACACCTGTGCCGTAACTTCAAGTGTGAAGAGTATAGTGACACTACCTATTGTATCACTTGTACTATGACCGCACTCTCAACAGACAGTAGTCATGTAGAATACCTACTCTCCTCACCTACATGGAGGCCCTTGTTCTTTAGGTTACGTATCAACCTACTTAGGGTATCACATGAACTCAACCCCCAATTCGTAAAGGACTTCTTCTCTTGGCGTATAGCCAAACTTCCCCTGCTCACGGAAGCATCACGTATATCCACCTTCTCATTAGTCCATACCGACGGACGACCATACTACCCAGGTTACGCATCGTACCAAGCTGTCCAAGCCATGTTGAAGTTCTTATATTTATCCTCAGTCCAGGACCGATTACTGAGCATAGCCCATATGTGGAACAGTCATCAATACTGGAAGTTAGCATATGATAATCATCAGTTATACTACCAACAAGATATACCTGAAGGTAGGAAGGTAGCTGATACAATAGGTGGTGCGCCTCAAGACAGGATGTGGTCAATCAAGTAATGGCCCGTCCTTATACTACCACTAACCATATACGACAACTTATCCTAAAGGAAAAGGGTCTTGAATACTACCAACTTAGAGGAAAGAAAGGTACAAATCGTAGGCTTGTTTGTTCTACTTGCCATAATCTAGACCCTTACTGTAGCAATCGTAATAACCATACTCGCAACCGGGTAAGGGTATATAAATGCCCAAAGTGTACGTCAGAATCTATAACTGCACTTGAATCTTGGGACACCTACCTATGTATTACTTGTCGCCACACCTTTGACCAACATGGTAGCCCAACTAAGAGAGTAGTAACTAACCCTATTGTGGAAGTAGAGGAACTCTAATACCATCAGTAATATTTGAAGATTTACCTACCTTCATGGCATGGGATCCACCCAATATAACTAACCTAGTAGGCACATCCCAACAGAACCTCGTAGTACCAGGCTCACGTACTATTATCTATGGACAGTGGCAGACATGGAAGTCTATGCTTACTATGGATATGGGGTACTCATTAGCAACAGGTGAACCTTGGCTTACGTTCCCTACTCTCAAGTCTGGTGTTGCCATCCTACAAATTGAGATCCCTAAGTATATGTTCCAGCAGAGGATGGTATCGTATCTCACTTCACGTAATATGATTATGCCTCCTAACCTGTTCGTAGCTAGCGAACCGTTCTATAAGATGGATGCAGGCCCACAGTACGATCTTGATACTCAACTAGTAATGATGACTCGTAACTATGGAGTCCGAACCATCATTATAGATCCCCTATATCGTACTATCTCACGAGACGTCAACAATAACCATGAGGTATCACGTCTACTAGATTTTATAGATGAGAAGATTATTGGTATACATGGGCTGGCTGTAATTTTAGTAGGTCATACTAAGAAACCTAGTGGAGATGAGGAGATAGGCGAAGATGGTCGTAACCTACAACATGAACTCATTGGTGCTTCCTTCTTAGCTAACTGGGCTGACTCACTTGTATCAGTACAGCACACTAACCCTATGTATGATGAGATAAAGTTGACCTTTGAGAAGACACGCCATGCTTTGGTTCGTATACCACCTAAAATAATAAGAGTGCATCGACCTACACTTACGTTTATGGAACAGGCCAGTATAAATATAGGAGTATGATATGGGAATAATGAGTGAACTTTTGATACAGTTACAAGAAGAGATGATAGAAGGTGCACCGTTCTGTAAGTGCCCCTTTCATCAGTGTGTAACTGTAACCAATGCGGATGTATGTGCTTGGTGCTATATGATGTGTTCACCTACTGCTGAGGATCCTGCT